TGGGCCGATGGTGAATCTGTCAGAAAAGCGGAAGAAGTTCAAAGAAATCGCCTCGCCGCTTATCAAGCAGAAGCTGATTCACTCTATTTCGAGGAACAAGCAGGCGAGGTAGCTGCTGGAACTTGGGCTGCAAAGCGATCTGAAATTAAGGAGAGGTTTCCTAAATGAGTACTTTAAAGGCAGATACCCTTACAGCGTCAACTACTAATGGCTCTATTACTATCCAAGGAAATGGTTCAGGAACAGTGGCGATTGCAGACAACACTGCCATTGATGGCGCAGTTACGATAAATGATTCTGGGAATGACGTTGATTTCCGTGTTGAATCAGACGGCAATGCCAACATGCTGTTTGTTGATGGTGGAAATAATCGTGTAGGAATTGGACACGGTAGCCCAGCCTACGGTCTGGATGTTTTGGTCGATAATGTGGAGCTACAAGGAACCGGATCAGACTTCTATTTGAGGCTTGGGGCGAGCGGAACATCCAGCTTTCCGCAGATATCCGTCACAGGTGACGACCTGTTTTTGCGAACATCTTATGGAAATCGAGTAAAAATTGCTGCTGCTGGCGATGTTACATTTTACGACAATACTGTAGCCCGCCTTAATCTAAAAGATTATGGCGAGGTAACAAATGCAATTGGAAGCACTGGCGGTGGTACGCAGGACATTGATCTTACTCTTGGCAATAATGTCGTGGCTACGGTGGATACAAGTGCCAATACATTTACATTTAGTAATCCTACTGCGAGTGATGAGCTTTGTGGCTTTACTCTTTTCCTTACTAATGGTGGTTCTCAGACTGTAAACTGGCCTGCCTCTGTAGATTGGGCCGGTGGAACTGCGCCAACGCTAACGACCAGTGGTTTAGATATCCTAGTTTTTATAACCACTGATGGTGGAACTATTTGGCACGGCATGGTCGCCAGTGCAGATAGTAAGAGTCCCTAATATGACCAATACAAGAAGAGGAATGATGGGCGCTGCTGGTGCTAGTGGTGGGGCAGGAAAAACAATATTTGGCTGGGGATCGACATTTTATACAGCTACAAATTATAGGTCTTCTCCAGTTCAAATCGGAGAAGATTCAGAATGGCTTGATATGAATGGAGGAGGCAGCTTACTTCTTGCAGTAAAAACAGATAATACTTTGTGGTCGTGGGGTTATGGTACTTACGGGCAACGTGGGGATAATGTTAATGGCGGTGCAGCAGTAGTAACACCTACTCAAGTAGGAAGCTTAACTGATTGGGAAAATGTTTCTGCTGGGTCAAGCTGTGGATATGCAACAAAGACAGACGGAACTCTTTGGGCGTGGGGAGCCAATTACCAAGGCCAACTTGGAAATGGAAATGACACAAACTATTCGTCTCCTATTCAAATAGGCAGTTTAACTGACTGGGGTGGTGCGATAATAAGACCTACTTTGCTTAGCGTAACTGTTCTCAAATCAAATGGAACTCTTTGGTCATGGGGGCAAGGTCAAGATGGCAAGCTAGGTCTTACTACTGTGGAAAATAGGTCTTCTCCCACACAAGTAGGCTCTTTAAACACTTGGACATCGATAGGGGCTACGGAAAGCGCTATATTAGCAATAAAAAGCGATGGAACTTTTTGGGCGTGGGGAGGTAATTGGTATTACGGCGATCTAGGTAATAATGTTGTTAGTGCGCCTGTTTCTTCCCCTATACAAATAGGAGCATTAACAAATTGGTCAAAAGTAGGTGGTCATGTTGGGGGTTGGTGTGCGGTTAAGACTGACGGTACTATGTGGGGAGTCGGAAAGAATGAATGGACTGGTGCTGTAGGCGATTCAACTAATATTAATAGAAGTTCACCCGTCCAAGTAGGAGCATTAACAAATTGGTCCGATCTTAGAGGACATAGAGGAAATACTATAGCTTTAAAAACTGATGGAACATTATGGGCGTGGGGAGATCAAACTAGAGGAATGAATGCTCAGAACGATGGAATAACTTATTCTTCCCCTGTTCAAATAGGATCATTAACCAATTGGGCTTTTGTCGGAAACGGTTCAGGCGGGGCATCTTATACAGGTATTGGGGAAGCAGAGTGATATTTCTTTGTTCACTACCTCGTTCTGGTAGCACTCTTTTAACATCGCTCTTAAACCAGCGACCTGATGTTTATGCCACTCCCACCAGTAACTTGTGTACGACAATGGGTGCTGTTGTACAAATGTGGGATGAAAGTCCTACTACTATAACGAGTAGCGCAAAAGAAGAAGATATAATCCGTATCTTAAAAGGTATTCAAAACGCTCGTTATGATACAGATAAATTAGTATTTGATAAAAGTAGAAGTTGGGCTGATCCAGCAATTATAAAAACTATGATGAGAGTACAAGGAGATGTAAAGATTGTCGCTACTGTAAGACCAGTGGCAGAATGCCTTGCTTCCTTCGCTAAGTTAATGAAGCCTGAAAACATCACCGACTTTTGCAAACGGAGTGATGTAGCGGAACACTTATTTCATTTCTACAGAATTATGAAGGAAGGCTACAAAGAATATCCGAATAATTTTTTGTTCATTGAGTATGATGATCTTGTGGATAATCCTCAAGTTCAATTAAATCGTATTGCTGAGTTTGTTGGAATTGATTCTTTTATATATGATTTTGATAACATTAAAGATAGTGAAGAAGTAGATTATATTTGGGACATTAAAGATTTACATAAGGTTCGTAAGAAATTATCTAAACAAAACTATTCAGCACGAAATATTCTTGGTCAAAGCCTATGGAATTTTTATCAAGGTGGCGAGTTCTGGAACAATAAACCAGAACCAGAGAAAGAAAAGTTACCTATAACGTATCAGCATGATGCTCTTATGGCTGGAGACTTTGAGAAATCCAAACGACTAGCTTATAAAAATCTTGCTCTCTATCCGAATGATAGCGACATTTGTTTTAATGCTGGCTGGGCAAAATTAAGTGATGATGATGTGGAAGATGGGTATTTTCTGTTAGATAAAGGAAGAGAAACTCTTGTTTGGGGTGATCCTCATTGCGGTTCGAGTATGCCTCTTTGGAATGGTGAGGAGAATACAACAGTTCTATTGCGTTTAGAGCGTGGTCTTGGGGATCAGATACATCAAGTTAGATATGCTAGGGATTTAAAGAAATTAGGTTGTACGGTAATTGTTTCATGTCAACCACCTCTAGCGGAGATACTACGCCATGCTGATGGTGTAGATGTTGTAGTGCAACACGAAGCAGCTTGTGGTGTGCTACATGATTTTTATCTTCCCGCTATGTCTGCACCGATTCAACTTGGTTACAAAAGTTCAGCAGATATTGATGGCTCTGCTTATATTCCTGCATCAGCAAATATAGTGCCGCATCGTGTAGGATTACGATGGAGTGGTTTACCAGCATATGAAAACCAAACTAAGCGCCTATTTCCACATGAATTGTTATTTAATGTTATGAAAGGTAGAGCTTATTGTATTAATTTACAAAGGGATGAAGGAGAAGAACATTGCCCAAACTGGGTAGACAAAGTAGATTTATCAACGTGGACGGCTACAGCAGCAGCAATATCTAGTTGTGAGATGGTCGTAACTTCCTGTACCAGCATTGCTCATCTTGCTGGGGCTATAGGAGTACCAACAATGATAATCGTTCCTACGGTGCCATATTATTTATGGACCTTACCGGGAACATCTACTCCGTACTATGATAGTGTTACATTACTACGACAAACTGATCCCGATGATTGGCTTGCGCCGTTTAAACAATTAGCAGAAATGGTGGTACTTCGTGAAGCAGCTTGATATAATTTTACGCACCTATGACGGGGATAGTGTACACCCTAGAAGGTTTGACAAGCCTAAGAAGGATATTGTTTGGCGTTGTGTTCGCTCGCTTTGTACTGCGATTAAAGCACTGCCAAAACAACCTAAATTAACTATACTAGATGATCATTCTACCGATGAAACAGTACAATTTCTGCGTGACGAGACAGCTTTTCTCGGAAAGAATGTAACGATTCAAACTCTAGAAGGTACAGGTAATAATGACAGCATGTTAGCTGCTCTTACATTGGCTAAAGAAAGCCCTGCTGATTTAGTTTATGTGATTGAAGACGATTATTTACATTANCCAAATGCCNTAGCAGTAGCTTTAGANACATGGGAAAAGTTTAGACCTCGTTGCACTCTGCCCTTCATGGCTATGACGTTGGTTGATTGTCCTTCCAATTACATAGATGAGCCAAATGACCTTGAAGGGTTGCCTCGTAATGACAGAGGCGATGGTTCTACTGGTATGATTGTCGGTGGTACAGATCGTCCGTGGCGAACCATAGGACACACAGGCGTTACATTCTTGCTAGAGAAAGGTATCCTTCAGAATTATTGGCAACCATTTAACGAGATAGCTAGATACTGGCCTTATCTTGAGGAGCGTTGCACAATTAATAAACTATGGAATACAGAAGTTGGACTATTTGGGCCATTAGTTCCTTTATCTTATCATTTGTGGGAAAATCATCCTTTCTTTCCAGTAGACGATTTATGGGAAGCTAATAAATATAGCTATAACGAGTTACTGGCAGCATAGGAGAAATTGAAATGTATGCACACGTTAAAAATGGTAGAGTAGACTATATGGGTACACTGCCTAAAAGCTGGGAGAATGTGACTGGTTTGCATTTATCAAACGGTGATGATGCTTATCTCAAAACTCTTGGATGGCTTCCTCTGATTGAGACAAATGTTGCTCCTAGTGCTAATCAAACATTTGACACTGATGTAGTTACCGTCGAAGAAGACAGAGTTCTTTTGGTACATCGTGCGAGGGATATGACTGCACAGGAAATAGCTGATCGTGACGAAAGTAATATGGCTATGTTGAGAGAAGAAAGAAATCAAAAACTTCTAGATTCAGATTGGACACAGGCACCGGACCACTCTTCTCCTTTAACTGATGTTAAGAAAGCGGAATGGACAACTTATAGACAATCTCTGAGGAATCTTCCTGCAACTGTGGATATAAGTCTGTGGCCGGATGTATGGCCTACGGAACCAGAATGATTAAAGGAACTGAGAACTAATTATGGCTACAGGTGGAATCTTTTTATTTGGGGCTGCGGGTAGTGTTAGCAGATTATCCGCTACTGGTGGTACAATCACAACTGATGGTGATTACAAAGTTCATACCTTTAATTCATCAGGCACATTTACTGTTTTAACTGTTGGAACCGATAATGATACTGTTGAATATTTAGTTATAGGTGGTGGTGGTGGTGGTGGTATAGGTGATACTGTGAATAGTCATGCGGCTGGAGGAGGTGGTGCAGGTGGTTATAGAACTGCTACTGGTCACACTGTAACTGAGCAAGCTTACACTATTACTGTGGGTGCTGGTGGTGCTGGTGCTACTGGTTTA